GAAGCTTACAATCCCGGTTGGGGCTGACCAGAACGACCGTAGGACGTTTGAGCAGGCTGCGGCCAACATGGGCATGAACACTACGATCAGTATTCCAGAGGGTTACGGTCTCGAGCTTGATTATGGCGCGAAAGTGCCAAGCGAGATGATACCCTTTGTGAACCACCACGACGACCAGATGGCTAAGGCCGTCCTGGCCCAGATCCTCAACCTGGGCACGTCTGGTAACACAGGTTCTTATGCGTTGAGCGAGGCGCATCTGGATCTGGTGTTCATAGTCATTGAATCTATCATGGATGATATGACTTATCTGTTCAATACAGAGGTCATCCCCGAACTCATTGACTGGAACTTTGGCACCAGCAAGTATCCAGTCCTTGAAATCGCTCCCAGCTATACGGATCGGCGAGAAACGATCAAGGATATCTTCCGACATATCTCCGCGGCACGTCAGGTAAATACCAGTGCCGAGTTCTGGGTAGAGCTTGAGAAGGCGATGGCTCAGCAGTTGGGATTCTCGGACAATATCAACTACGATGCGCAAGGAGATACTATGGTCAAACAAGCCAGGACACGCCAGAATGCTCAGACTGGGGTTACCAAGAAGCCTCCCACCAGTGTTCCGGGGCAAGGACCGCAAGATCCTAGTACGGCTCCTGGACGTGGCGCTCCTCCACCCCGACAAGCCAGTGCGCCAAAGGGGAAGTGATGCAGGATTATGATCAAGAGTACCTGCGGCTGAACCGAGCAGCTACAGGCATGACCTTTACGCGCCATGCGGCCCCTGAGGTTGAGGACAACGAGAAGGTCAAGACCAAGAAGGCTCAGAGTCCAAATGCTGCTGGTGGGATTGGCGGTACTCCTGGAGTTACCAGAAGGCGTGCTTCGTCCAATGGTAATGGCGGGACTACTGTACCTGGGATGAAGGGTATGCCGCCTGCTATGATCAAGCAGGCTCAGAAGCGCAAAAACGGAAACGGCAAGACCAACAAGTGGGATCCGGACAATGACGGTGATGATGACAGCAACGCCAAAGGGGATACAGATCACGATCATTGGACCAGCTCCGGGAAGCAGAAGAAATCAGTTCCTGGTAAGCCCCTCCCCAAGAAGTAACCCGTGCCGTATACCACAGCCAATCCGCCCCGACCAGCTAAAAACTGGAGTACGCCTGCCAAGGCTCTCTGTGCAAGAGTAGCCAATGGAGTTTTGAAAGGAGGAGGCAGTGACCAACAGGCGGTCTACGCATGTATTCGGGCCGTGAAATCTCGCTACCCATCTACGATCAAAGCTCCCAGGTCATCGTGGCGTAAGGCCGAAGAGCAAGCTGCCATTGACAGTTTCTTTGAGGGCAAGACTGCGGAAGATCTCGAGCAGATCTTTGCGCCGCTACTGCCAGACCTCATCGAGTTTGCTCCGTGGAAGAGCGCTACCAAGACAGCACTGCCAGATAGCGCGTATGCCATCGTTCATCAACCCCAAGGGGGAGGAGCCAAAGTACGGGCACTCCCTCATCATACTGCTTCTGGTAGTCTTGATTTATCTCATCTTCGTAACGCACTTGCTCGCTGGAATCAAGTAAAGGGCGTTCCGGACAATATCAAGGCAGCGGGTCTCCGACACTTGCAAGCTCATGCTAGGAGTGCAGGAGTAGGAGATAAGGCGGCGAGCGATTTTACAGCAGCTTTCTACGATATTGATGCTGTTGAGTTCAAGGAAACTGCTGACGGAAGATTTGCCAGTACCCTCCAAGTCCTCCCCGAAGGAAAGTTCACTCATCCTTGGTACGGTGAGTTGGACTTTAGTGCCACCGTATTACGTTCTTTCAAGCGCAACTTCGACCAGCGCATTCTGGGAACAGACATCATGGTGGACGAGGGTCACAACAGAGGCAAGGCGCTCGGATGGTACAAGGAGCTACACTTTGGAAAGCGTCAACTTGGTGACAAAGAATACATAGGTCTCTGGGGGGACATCGAATGGACTGATCTGGGTAAAGACTATCTCGAACGCAAGATCTATAAATACTTTAGTGCCGAGGTAGGCAACTGGACCAGTCCAGACGGGACAGAGTTCAAGAACGTCTTGTTGGGCGGCGGCTTGACCAACCGACCATTCTTCAAGCAGATGCCCGAGGTACAGCTTTCCGAGGGCGACGTCTCTAGCAGGTTTGTGATCGGCTTGTTTGGAGATGAACAGTGGCGCTTTACATCCTCCACAAATGAGGAGGGCGATGACTTTAGCAACGGCTACCATGAACCGGAATATGAGGAAGAAGAGGAAGACTATTCAATGGATGAATTGCTCGCGGCAATCAACGCGGCATACCAGAAGGACTTCCAGGATCAAGATGCGGTTCTGGCGTTCATTGCAGAGCTCAATGCGGCCCATGCTGCCCGAGACAGACTTCGAACAACATTTACAGCATTGGGCGTCGAGTTTGCAGATGGCGAAGATCCTGTATCTGCCGTTGCCAAGGCGTTCAAAGCAGCAAAGGATGCCAACGTGACCCTTGACACACGGCTCCAGACAGTGGAGAAAACACTGGCTGATGAACAGTTTGACAAGGCTTTCAAGGACCAGCTCCGAGAAGGCAAGGTGGTTCCCACACAGCGGGATGCAATGTATCGGTTGTTTACAGCCGACCGAGCTCTGTTTGATGACCTGATGAAGGAACAGAAGCCTGTTGTGATTCTGGGTGAGCAGGGATACTCCAGCGACGACGAGCCAGGCAGCGCTGCGGATACTCGGTGGAAGGACAACACCACTGAGACCAAGACCGAGGCCGATCGGTACGTGGCTATGGCTGGCAACAGCGCCCCATCCTCACGGCCACGTCGCAATGGCCGAACCCAGGGAGGTGAGTAAATGAGCATCCGTCGTTGGGGCAGCATCGTTACCGTCCCTGGGATGACCCAGATCCCAGAGATTCTGAAGAGCCTTGAGCTTCTCACCAAGCCAGCAGGCGGAGCAGTCATCCAGGCTAACTCTGGGGCAGCGGTTCCTGGCAGCTTTATGTACCAGATCACGGCCGCAGGTGCAACTCAATACTACTGGCAGGCTGCGAAGCTGAGCAAGGTTGATACGAGCCTTGGAGCTGCGAGTACTACACAGTTCTACGTCCGTAATCCTGTGTTTGCTCCAGGCGATTTGATTACTATTGGCGCGGCGGCTGGCACTGTAGCTACGTGCGACGTGAATACAGGCCTCGTGACGCTCTCTGCGGCGTTGGCTGGCGCACCAGCGAATGCGGCTCGTGTGTTTTCGCAGACAGCCGCCCAGAACGCAATCAAGGCTGTGGCTTTGGACTATGCTCCCAACGTAAGCAACAGCGATCAGGCCATTGAGATCGCAATCTCAGGTATCTTCAAGAAAGATCTCATGGACCTGATGTACGATCCGTCAGACATCACGACCTGGGGAGCGGTGGCTATCCCAGAAGTGAATGCGTACAGGTGGTCATAGGGAGTAGACAATGCCACAGATCAGTCTTCTTCAACCAGCCGTCCTGAACGGATTCATTCGTCAGCGGCCTTTTCCGCAAAACCTCTTGGGGCTGGATATCATGGGCGCACCCAAGAGCTGGCCCTATCCTTACTGGAGCTACGACCTGATTCGCGGTAATAACCGCATGTCCAAGCCGAATGTCCCCAACAGCGAAGCCCACATGCGTGGATTTCTGGGCATTGGGAACGTGACGGGTGCCTTCATCTATATGAGGGACAAGAAGCAGTTCTCGCCCACGACCCTTTACTGGCTGCGTCAGCCTGGCGATATCGCTCGAGCAAACGCCGAGGCTTATGTGGCTCGGGAGATTGGTGAGCTGGACGACGCTCAGAGCTTCTTCCTGGAGTGGGCATTCTGGCAGCCTCTTACTGGTGCCACGTTTGGGAGCTTGAACGTACAGCGCTACGATGCTCCCCGCGTGAACATCAACTTCAGCTTCTCGGCGTCGCATAACGTGGTGCCGACCGTACTGTGGTCAGACACAGCTAATTCGAATCCTGCTGCTGATCTGGCTAACTGGAAGCGCACTATCATTCAGGATAGCGGTTATGTCCCACAGCAGTTGTATCTGACGAGCACTACGTTCTTGAACTACGTTGTCCCGAATGCCAAGATGCAAGGTCTCTGGTCGCCGTGGGTCAAGGATGAGTACATGCGGACAGGTACCGTCGAAGGCTTGTGGGGCTTCGATTGGACAACCTACGATCTGCAGTATGTTGATGACTTTTCTGTCCCTGGTGTGCAGACCAGTTACAACTATATCGCCGACGGTAAGATTGTCATTATGGCTACCGACGGTGATCCATGTGGTTCGTTTGAAGGCCCGAGCGCTGATCACGACGCGTTGCAGAGGGATCCTAACTGGACTGGCAAGTTTGCTAAGACCTGGCTGGAGGAAGATCCTAGCAACCGCGTGCATCTGCAGGAGTGGAGCATCATCCCAACGTTCCAGCGTCCTGACAATTTCATCGTAGCAACTGTCAAGTAAGGAGGTCATTATGGCAGAGGCAAAGAGTCCCTCTCACTACAAGCTCCACGCGGGGGTGACAACCCCGCTTGGTGTTGCTGACGAAGGCCAGATTGTACGTGCTGAGGATATGACTCCTGGTGGTGTGGAATTCAACCCGATGACGGTCGAAGAGCAGCAGGCTCACTTTGGCCGCATCCTCTACGAACCCCATGAGCCTGAGGAAGGAGAGACAGTAGTAGGAGAGGGACCATCGTCCCCACCGCCTCCCGGAGATAGTCCTATTGTTCCGGCCGAGCAGAATGACGAACAGCGGGAGGCTGAGTTACCAGGGGTGACAGTGGAGGAGAAGCCTAAGAGCAGGGCTACGTCGACAACTCAATCTGCACCCACGCATCAAGCTGCTCCAGCTCATGAAACTCCTAGGAGACGCGAGTAATGGCAACCAAGCCTTCAGTTCCTAGTGGCGCAGGAGCGCCTAACACGGGACCGTACACCAACCGAGATCTGCCAGTCACGGGACCCCGCGATCTCAAGGGCAATCTCAAGGGCGGCAAGGGACCATACGGCGGCGTGGGTCTGCTTCCAGGTGGACAGCCGCGACCTTCGTGATCCCTCAAGCAGCCAGTGGCAAGAAGGGTGGAGGTCAGGGCAACCAGCCCGTGGACTATATGAAGGGCGGAAGTTTGTCTCCGCCCTATTCGCCTGGACAGCCTGCTGGGAACAAGCCCGTGAGTATCGCAGGTACCGGAAGTACTCCGCCGACCTATGCCGCAGGATCGGGCGTACCAGACAGAAATTTGACTGGTGACTTTGCTAGAGGAGCCAGGTCTGGTCTTGGTAACACCAGCGGGATGCCTCCGACGAAAGCTGCTGGTCAGGTACCCCCGTCTGGCAAGACCAAGAGACCTGCTGCGCGTACTGGCCCCAATGACAAGAGTAAGGATGTAGGGGTCGAGTGATCAATCTTCTCATCATGGTTTACGACCCTGAGCAGGCGTCAACCCTGTATGATACGGTCCGTGTCTATTCCGACACGGACCAGTACGGGGCTTTCTCAGAAGTTGTCGTAAGTCTGCCGCTTCTCCAGAACCAGAACACGTATGAGTACACGGACGGGACTAACGTTCCCACATGGTATGAGGTAAGCTATTTCGATACGACGGACTCAACAGAGT